ATCAATCCAACACCACAATCAGACGCAACTCAAACAATTAATAACGTCAATTTCTCGTTTACCAGCCCTACCTTGGAGAGTGTTCCTAGATGGCAGATAGTAACAGAAGGATCTCCATTTTCTCTACAAGAAACGATAATTTCTCCAGGGTTAGACACGATAACCACTATAAATCGCACTATAAACACAACAACCACCGTAACCGTAGAAGCTACCTTTGGGCAATAGCTCTATTTTTAATCCCTGTAAAGCCAGTCATAGCCTCGACTACGGTCGCGTCACCTTCAAGCAATGCACAAGGCACGGTTAATAATAATGCAACGATGATTGCTCCACAAAGTACCCCACAATTTAGGATGTCACAAGGAATTGTATGTTCTTCTCCTAGTCTTACAATTACTCCTTATGTAACAGATGCGTGGTCATTCAATCGGCCCATAGAAACTGTTACAAGACAGAATATATATGACGAAGATACTGGAGCGATTAAGTATGTGCAGGAAACACCTAGATTTGAGAAAGACAACTATAACTTGAATTATGGAATCTCAGCACAGATTAGTATTCCGTTAGGTAAAGCACCTAACTTATGTTTAAAAGCAACAGAAGTAAATATAAAAAATCAAAAAATATTATACGAAAAGACAAAACTAGAACTTGCATTATTTAGGCTAAAAGTATGTGGGGAACAGGCTAAGTTAGGAGTAACCTTCACTGGAAAATACGCAGAGATTTGTGAAGGGATAAAAGTAACAGTACCACCAAATCAAGTTATACCACATACACACGAAATAAATAAGCAATAGGTCGATCCTACAGGGCGTTGGCTGCTCTCACAGCTCGATGAAGGGCCTATCGCTTAACATTTATTATACCTTATCTTTTTTCTTTGTCAGTTTTTTGACGATTTGCTTTACAAGTGGTTTGACCGCATTAAGTAATAGTGGAGTACTGGCAGCAACCAAGCCAATAACAGCAGTAGATACAATAGTAGAAACTTCTGGAATGTACTGATCTTTGAAGGGAACGTCTTCATAAATCGTGGTGCATATAGTTCCATCTTCGCTTCTTTCATGGCCTACGACACGTTCCAGCTTCTTTTCGTTACGAAAATCTCCTACTCTTTGATCTGTTCTACCAGGACATTCTACAAATACATCCTCTTTCTTTTTATCTTTTGGTATTTCTGGTTGAAGTGGTTTACCTTCTGGTAGTTTTTCTAACTCGTCATTTACAACAGCAGCTTCTTCAACAATAATCAGTTGATCTGCCTGATAATTCATCGGGATAAAAGACGGATATGGACAGTTACTCACAACTCCGTTTGGATCGTCTATTAATAAATTTCTATTGCCTGTATTTTTAACATCTCGATGAAAGTATTTACAACCTATAGTCTCTACATTTAAAGGTTCATATCCTGGTAAAAAGACTTGTGGAACATAAACTTTTGGTATCTCAATACTAGGAATATTAATTTCGGGTATTTCCAATTATAATCCAAGTTTTTTAGGTATAGCCATAGATGGCCCTGTTGTTTTTGGTAAGCCTTTTTCTAATACATTTGGCATCATTCCTTTTACATTACCCATGACCTGACTCATTATCTTCGCCTTGAACTGCTCAGATGTTACATACTTGTAACCCATGTAGGAAGCACCCAAAGTACTGGTTATAAGTACGAATGAAGCTATACTTAAAATGTTGGCGATTTTTTGAAACATATGATTAAAGAAGTAGTTAACAAAATGGTAGCACCACTTACATTTATGACGCTACTTCTTCTGGTTGGTTTAATGCCTCTGTATCTGATGGCTGCAATGCTTCGGGTGTCTCTTGAGTCTCCAAAATCTGCTGTTCCAACAACTTCATCGCACCATTGATTTCATGTAAGGCAATAGTAAGATTCTGTCTTTCTATTGCCAGTTGTTGTAATCTTTCCTGTAAATTCATAAATTAGTAAACTTTTTTACCATCAGTGATTGCTTTATCTATATCTGTGAATGATTCTGATGTCCAAATAGAAGTCGTTCCATCAACTTTTTTGTAAGCCTTGATAATTTCAAGATGCTCTACATTACGCTTGATCTTGTCTTTGTATTCATCATTAGTTTCATCTGATGTCTTGGCAGTATTGATGACAGTCACACTATCACCCGCAGCAGAGAAGATTGTTGCGATTTCATCTGCGGTTCTTTCTTCCATAATTAAAAATGAATTTGTTTACAGTTTACCCTGCTTCGAGGGCTGTGACTTTTGCGGACAACTCTTTTATAGCATTTACAAGAATTGGTATTAAATGAGATCCTTGATATTTTAAAGAATTTTCATCAGTATTATTAATAACTACAGGACTTGATCCTTCTAAAGCTAAAATATCTTGTGCTAAAAATCCATATTTTTTATCACCATGTTTTTCAGCAGAACCACGTTCTTTTGTAAACCAGAATGATTTAGGTTTTAATTGATTTACAAAATTTAAACCAGTTGTAATATCTTGTATATCTGTCTTATCTCTTTGGTCTGAACCTACTGTCCAATCAACTTTTACGAAAGCATGAGTAATATTATTATTACCTAAAACAATATTGTTGCTGCTAGTAACAACGTGTGAAGGAGAATTTGACCTACCAGCTTCAGCACCTAACAAAACATTATTGGATCCAGTAGTAACGTCTAGACCAGCAGCTTCTCCAATTATTGAGTTTTGACTACCAGTTGTAATAGCAGGACCAGCACTTGCTCCTATAGCGGTGTTAAGAGCTCCAGTTGTGTTTGCTCCTAAAGCATTTTTTCCTACTGCGGTATTATTATTTCCAGTTGTGTTTAATCTTAAAGACTCAAATCCTACAGCAGTATTGTTTGAAGCTGTTGTGTTGTTTTGTAAGGCTTGATATCCAACACCTGTATTATTATCTGCTGTTGTATTTGACTCTAAACAGTCTCTACCTAATGCAGTATTTTCACTACCAGTAGTATTCAATCTAAAACTATTAACACCCATTGATATATTATTATTACCAGTTGTGTTATTAAGACCTGAGTTTAAACCAACTGCTGTATTATGAGCACCAGTTGTGTTCGATTCTAAGGCTGATCTCCCTACGGCTGTGTTATTTGAGGCTGTTGTGTTTGCTTTCAAAGCAGCACTACCTATGGCTGTATTCTCTGCACCAGTAGTATTGGCTGTTAAAGTTCTATAACCTAGTCCTGTATTATTATCTGCTGTGGTGTTCGCATCTAAGGATTCTCCTCCTACCGCAGTGTTCTGTGTTCCAGTTGTGTTTGCAAATAAAGCAATCGTTCCAACTGCCGTATTATTACTTGCCGTTGTATTATTTTTAAGACAACCTTGTCCTACAGAAGTGTTATTCTCCCCAGTTGTGTTTGCAAAAAGTGATCGGTATCCAATAGCAGTATTATCATTTCCTGTAGTGTTAGCAGTTAAAGATTCTTTACCAACGGCTACGATTTCTGATCCAGTAGTATTAGCATCTAACGCAGAAGCACCTACAGCTACATTGTCTGCTCCAGTTGTGTTTGCTTTTAATGCTGCATAACCAAAAGCAGTGTTATTAGAAGCGGTTGTGTTGTTTCTTAAAGCATCAGTTCCACCAGCAGTGTTTTGACCTCCAGTTGTATTAAATGCTAAAGAAGCTTGTCCTACGCCTGTGTTTTCTGGTCCAGTAGTATTACTTAATAAACTACTCATACCAACTGCGGTATTATCATTTGAGGTGGTATTAGCTGCTAAAGCATTAGCCCCTAGTGCTGTATTCTGCGCTCCAGTCGTGTTGGCAGTTAAGCTTTCATATCCAACAGCAGTGTTATTATTATCTGTAGTATTAGCATCTAAAGCAAAAGCACCCACGGCTGTATTTTGCGTTCCAGTTGTGTTTAAGATTAAGGCATCAGCACCAACTGCTGTATTATTGCTTGCTGTTGTATTTGCTTCTAAAGCTTTTCTTCCTAGAGCAGTATTAGAAGCACCTGTTGTATTTGCTCCTAATGAACTTCTACCAACTGCTGTATTGTTTTGTGCTGTTGTATTTGCATCTAAGGAGTTTGAACCTATAGCTACATTTTGCTCCCCAGTTGTGTTCAGTGCTAAAGCATTTTGTCCTACAGCCACATTGTTAGCACCAGAAGTAAGAGTAGTTAAAGCATCTTTACCAATCGCAGTATTATTTCCACCAGTAACAGAGGCATCTAAAGCTCCTTCTCCAAGAACAGTGTTACCAGCAACAGAGTTTGCTCCTTTACCTACGCTGACGCTATTGATACTTGCATCAGCACTAGAAGTTAACGATCCATCAAGTCCTCTCAACGTAATCCAATCACTATTTGCAGTATTTCTTATTTTTAGTAAATTATTTGTCGTGTCAGCCCACAGCATATAAGCAACAGTAGTGCTTGGACTGCTACCAGAACTATTATTACTTAAGATTGCCTGTAATACATTATTAATATCAGCACGGACGTTAGCTCCTGTAGAGTTATCTATTACATAATCGTGAGTAGCCATTTCTTAATCCAAAATTTTCTCTAAGTATATCTTAATTCAACTCTAACTACCACGCCCAAAGCCTGTAGCTGCATATTTGAAATTCCTGTTAACAAAACTCGATCCATTCTTTATATCAATCGTAAATCCACTACCAGAAATACTGGACAAGGCAAAAAAGTCACCAGCCTGTGCATTTTCTATCGTAATTCCAATATTAGGCAAGAAAGCAGAAGTAGATCCACCAAGTTCAGATGTGCCAGTAAAGAAAGCGTGTTGGAACGTAACTGCCTTACTACCAGTACCAGAAGCTATAACAGTATTTACAGTCTCAGTTCTACTATCAAGCTGTGCTGTATAACCCAACTGATCTATCTCTATACTTTGTGCAGGGTCATCTGAATCCATTTCACATCTAAATCTAAATCCTCGACCAATAAACGTACCATTAGCAAAAGTATTAAATTTACTGAATCCAGCACCGATATTACAATTACTGCTTGATATTGTTGCACTAGATGATGCAGTCACAGTGAAGGTACTTGTACTTGGAACTGTCTGTATTTCAAAATATCCATCAGTAGCACCACCACTTGTGAAATCAATATCTATAAACTGACCGACAGATAAACCATGACTAGATTTGGTCACTGTAATCGTTGTTCCTGACTGTGTATATGTAGAAGCAATAGAACTATCTGGATCACTGTCTGTTGTTGCAACCAATAGTTTTGCATTTACATCAAAGGCAGTCGCACCATCAAAGTCTGTCCATGTATCAATATTTGCTGTTCTTTTATCAATCAGATCATTGGGATAAAAACCCTGTGTTACAAAATGCCTTGTAAGTCTTAATGGTTGCTTACCTCCAAGATCCAATTTAGAAGCAAAATCATAATGACCACCTGTGATGTCAACAGCACCTAAGAAATCTACATCAGCTATAGCATCAAAGTCTGTTACATCATCTAAGGTTTCTAATGATCCAAGAACAAGACCATTTACTTCATCACTAAAGAAACAATCTACCTTCGTACCAGCAAAAGGAGGTGAATCTGTATCTTCCCTATCCGATACAACAAGTAATTTAGGTACAGGATCAGGGGTTGTGACAACAATAGAAGTTTCACCAGAACTTAATCTGCCACCATCATCACGGAACTTAAGAATATATTCTCCATCAACAGCAGGAACTAAAGTTTCAGATACGTTACCAGGTAAGGCAGGGATAATATCAACGGAATTAGTAAACGTACCAGTGCCATCTGTTAAATTACTATGTCTGACAACCACGTTTCCACCATGCGTAACATCAATATCTGTAGCTTTATCAAAACGTAATCGTACAAACTGATCTGATACGGGTTCGACAAGTAAATTAGTCACATCCTGTGGTAATGCTGTTTTACCTACAGCTTCAAATGTTAAATCAGTAGATGTAGCGGATAATTGACCTTGAACATTATATGAAAATATCTGAATTTCATAAGTTCCTTTCTGACTGTTTAGTATTTCAAAATCAGGTCTTGATACTCTTTCACTTACATAGTTACCATTTTCAAAACGATAATTTACCTGATACTCGATTACACCAACAATAGGTTGCCAACTGATGATTAATTTAGAAACTGCCTGATTATTGATAGGAATAATCTTTTCAACCGCTACTAAACCAACAGGAGGATTTGTTAATTCATCTAACTTGGTAACATCTCTAGCTGGTAGAGCAGAACCATCTTCTATAAAGGCATATTTTTCATTAACATAAGATAAGGCAGTAATCGCATAATTTATTCCGTCCTGTTCTTCTACATTTATAACTCTGAATAACTGTGCCTGTACTGTAGAGTTTTGAATCAACCAAACTGTATTTACATTAGGAGTTTGAGAAAATGCAGAACTGACAGTAATAGTACCATTTGAGACAGATGATATAGTCTTACTTTCAACTGTTCCATCAGGTAAAACTACACTCAAAGTTGCATCACCTACTGGATTACCACTGGCATCTACCGCAAAATCTGTTGCAGTCGTATCGTCTACAGTCACAACAGTTGTTGAAGTAACAGATTTCAACCTACCACCTCTTCTGACTCCTGCTCTTACTGGATCGTTTATCTCAATCACAGCACCAGGTCTAACTACTGCACCAGAATCTATAGATGTTGTAAATGTACAGATTTCAGTCTCATTGGCTTCACTGAAAAGTATTGCACGACCCAATCTGGCAGCTTGCCCTCTTGAAGTACAGGCAAATGCTTTTACCTGCTTAACAACAGTTCCAATCTTACTAATTAAGGTACTATCTTCTACGACTTCAAAATCCACTTCCTGTGAATCCATATTGAAATAGGACACAGAAACAACACTGGATCTTGTTTTGAGACTACTACCTGAATAGCTGAACCCTGCTTCTCCTACGTTAGCCAAGTTGAATAAATAACTTGCATCTGTTGGTTTGTCCTGCGTCATTGTTATTGTTCCAGCAGACCATATCGGCATACAACGCATTACACCTGCAAGCTCATTTATAAGATCAAATGCTTCACTGGAGTTTTGAATATTTACATTGCAACTGAATCTTGCTTCCTGTCCTCCTCTTCCATCATCAACAAGAGTATTGGCGAATTTACTTGCGTTGACAAAAGAGAATAAATCTAAACTGCTATCTGTTATATGATCTCCAAAACCATATCTTGTATTAGTGAGTAAATCTAATAGGCACATCGCTGGACAGTTAGTGTAAGTCGCAGCACCCATTACCCCATTAAAAATATACCCATCAGGATAAAGAATACGACCAGTAGCAGTATCTACCGTTGGTGTACCCGATCCACTAGCACCTGCACCAGGTATCCTTACTTTTATTCCTCTGATCCTAAATTTTCTAGCTGGTATAGAACTAAATAACTGCGAATCTAACCTTATTGAGTTGTAAGCACTATTATCATAAGTAAATGCTTCATCAACTATCTCTGTAAGACTTGTAAACTGAAAAGCATCTATCAAAGATGTATCTGTGCTATCTGCGGTAACTCTTATAACTCTAATATCAACAGGAAAAGAGCCTGTGATATTCACTCTATAATCTTTTTGATATGCGTCTGCGGTACGACCTGTAATCGTATCTGTTATGACATCAGTAAAACCACCAGAATTATATTGAACTGCAATTTTTAGTTG